TATTTTGATGTTTAACAATTTTATAACTCATTTCTAATTCTTCATTATTTCTGCTTGTTGTTTCTTTAGTTATGGTATTATACCATCTATGAGTTTCCCAATAATCTTCTGAAACTTTTTCTTCTTTATTTTCAATTGATTTTAATAATTTTAATTCTTTAATTGTTTCTTGTAATATACTTACATCAAAACAATTAGAATATAATTTTATATAATCATTAGTATTAATTATCATTTCTTTTTAAACCAAGCTGGTAAACCTAATAGTGGCCTTTTATCTAAATAATTTTCTTTAGCAGCTTTAGAACCTACCTTATTATAATGTAAAAAAACTTGAACACAATCTTTACCTCTAAATTCTTCTCTCCAATGTTCCAATTCACAACCAGAATAAATTAACATATCACCTGGGTTTAAATCTATTTTTATTCCATCTCTACCTTTATTTCCTGTAGGATCCAAATATATTGGCCAAGGATCGCCTCCTAAATTTAAGGTAGTTGATATTTCACAACTAAATCTGTCCTTATGTCTTGCAAGTATATCGCCTTGTTTATAGATTCTTGCATATGAATAAGTTTCAGATAATTTTAAACCAGTATGTTTTTCCATAGGAGGTTTTACTTGTTGTAATAAAGTTTCCATTACTATATCAGCATAATGCGAATAAGTATTAGGAACTTGTTCATCATTCCATACACCAAAGTATTGTGTAAAAGGTGAAATATATTTACTATCAAATAAAGTTTTAGCAACTTGTCTTTTGTTTAAAAAGTATTGATAAACAAATGAAGCTAATTCTTTTGATATAGCTCCTTTCAATACAGCATACTTGTTTTTTTTAAATGACATTTCTTATTTCTCCTTTTCTTTAAATGTTATTACCAAAACTAACCTATAACCATTTTTAGGATAAAAGTGATAATGAGGTAAATAATCAAATAATATTGCTTTATTTTTTCTAGGTGTTACCTCTTTTAATTTTTTATTTTTCTTGTTAAGTATTATTGTTTTAGAATTTATATCCGGATTATTTAAATAAACCAGTATTTGTTTATGTGGATAATCATGGTCATAGTGAGTTTGACATCTATTAACTGAATTGTTTACTGTTAAATTTATAGCAGCTCTGTATATTTCAGCTTCTTTTATTTTAAGTTTAGAAAAAATATAACTAAAAATTCTTAAAAAATTTTCAGTATGAATCGATTGATACCTATTATCACTATTAACTGTTTCTTTTCTTTCTATAATACAATGTTCAAAATAAAAATCTTTTTTTTTAGAACCACTAACAGCACCATATTTAAACATAAAAGGTACTTTTTTATCAATAATCAAATCATTTATAATTTTCAAATCGTTAGGGTGTATTACATTATTTTTTTCAACTATCATATTAATTTACTTGTTCTAATTCAAATCTATTATTTAATGCTTTTTGATTTAAAGCTTTTACTATGCCATTTTTAAATTTAATTAAAGGTACATACAATCTATCACCTTGAACATATTTACATTTTGTAGGTATATTAATTTTATATTCTTCTAAATTCCAAGATAAACTTGGGTGACATAAAAAATGTATAGGTCCTCCACAAAACCATGTAAGTTTTGCATTTTTATTAACATGATTATTTAATAATTCATATATAAATTTATAAAGTCGAATATTAGTTTTATCTTTATAAGTATCAGTAGGAGCATCATCAAAAAATATAGAATCAAACTTTCCTAAATTTTTTAATTGCTCTTGCCAAAAACCTTTAACTATATTTACTTTATGTTTTTGTTTTTTAGCCCATTCTTCTACTTCTTTTATTAAAAATGGTTCAATAATAGTATGTGATTTTATATTATATTTTTGTATTTCAGAAGCTGAATAACCTAAACCGAAACCTATTTCTAAAACATTTCCTTTAGGTCTTAATTTTTTAACTAAATGTTTCATATAAGGTTTTTCCCATTCCATCATAACTTGAAAAGGTTTACCTTCTAAAGAAGGATCTATAATTATTTTTTCATTGTTTTCGTCTTTATTTTTTTCTAACTGCATCTAAAACACCTTTTGGTATAGCTTGAGCATTCCAATGTATAAATCTAAATGGTTCATAACCTAAATCCACAGTAAATTGATGAGGCATATAAGACGGAAAAAATATCATTCTTCCTGGTATTGGCTCATAATGAACGTGACTTGAAGCATGAGAAATTTTTGTTTTATCTTTTTCTGGTAAAAGATTCATCATATTACCTTGTCTAGGATCTTCAAACATAGGTGAAGATGTTTTTTTACTTCCTTTTAAAAAATAAAAACCTGACATATGGCCATTCCAATGTGTATGTTGAGCATGATGACCTGCTCCATCTTTTGCAAATTCTTGTACCCACATTTCAGTTATAAAAACTTCATAATTAGTTAAGTCAAAACCCATTTCATCTAATAAATTGTGGCAAGTAGCACCTATATAATTTTGTAACTCTTTAAAACCTTTTTGATTTATTAAAGATGTTGAATGATAAACAAGGCCTAAATCTCCTTTATCTCCAAATTCACTATTTCTTTTATTTTTTGTTACTTTCATAGCTTCCTTAGAAGAAACAATAAAGGGGTCGGATGCTTTATTTAATTCATCTACATATTCTGGTGCATCAGCATACCAAATAGGGCACGAAAAGTATTTTTCTGAATTTAATTGTGTAGGTAGTTTTTTCTTTTCATTCTTTTTCATATTATTCCTTTTATCTAAATGGTTTTCCTAAATTCCAAATTACCAAACTATTTCTTTCTCCACTTTTTACAGGACATACTCTATGCCATATATGAGAGGGAAATACAACTAATGAACCTTTAGGCAATATTTCTTTACATTTTATAATATTTTTTTTACCAGGCATACCATTTCTTAAATCAAATTCTAATTCTCCACCTTTATACTCATTTGGATTAGATAGAGTAACGGTTACAGATAGTTTTCTTATTTTACCGTGAGCAGGATCATTTTTATCATTTTTTGTATAAGGTCTATCCCAACTATCACAATGCCAATCATAGTATTGTCCTTTTTTATATTTTGTAAACTGACATTGTTCTGACCAGTCCCATTCAAAATTCCAACCAGATTTTTTATTAGCTTCATGTACATAAGGTAATATTTCATTATATATCCAACGGTCACTCAACCAAACTATGTTTGAGTTTCTTTTCTTCTTTAAATCTTTTATTTTTTGATTGTTTAAATTTTGAGAGTTAAACTCTCCTGTGAGGCCTAGTTGGTCTTTTACTTGATGACCATATCTTACAATATCATCACAAATTCTTTCTGGAATTACAGATTGAAAATACCAATATTTATAGAACAGATTCATAATATAATTTTTTTATGTTATATAGTTTATTTATATAACTTATTTTTATTCAGCTGTAGATATCCAAATAGATGAAGTTGGATCCCATTCAAACACATTTGGTGTTTCTTCCCAATCAGTTGCTTTCCATTTTTGATTAGTTTCGTCCCAATAAATACTATAATTTACTCCATCTCCATAAGTTGTAACGCTAGGATAAGCAACTGGTCCTTGCCAATCACCATTTTCATCTAAAGTCCAACTAGCAAATGGTTGTGGTTTTAGAAATCTATCATTTACATTATCATAAACAAAACTTACACCAGCATATTGTTTTCTAAAAGTACCGTGATATGAAGTTTGTTTCCAAGTTCCTCCACCAAAAAAGTTTTGACACCATGTTTCTCCATCAACGTGTTTATCATTTTCTCCTAAAGGTCCATTAGAAGTTTGAATATCATTACTTACTACAACAACTCTTTTTACTATCCATTGAGTATCAGTAGTGAAATTAGTAGGATCAGTTTCTTGTTGTATTTCACAAAAATGTGCCATTATTGTCCACTCCAATTTCCGTTTTTAACATTTGTATAAACTTCATTTATACTCCAAACTCCAGGACACACAGCATTAGCAGTAAAAGAATTTTCTTTTACAACTACTATACCAGAACCACCATAGCCCCAAGTAGAACCCGAACCAGCACCTCCGCCTCCAGTATTTGCTGTTCCATTAGTTTCGCATCTAGGCGCACCATAACCACTAGAGTTAGTTCCTCCACCACCTGTACCACCAGATGCTGGTTCTGATGGACCTCCATCAAATCCACCACCACCTCCAGCGAGATAAGAACATTCTCCTATACAAGTAGGCATCCATGGAATGGATGGACTTCCTTTTCCAACACCACCATAACCATTAGTGGCTGGGCCAGCATTTCCTCCAGCACCACCACCTCCTCCACCTACAAATGGAGTATAAGGTGTAGATGATTGACCACCGGGATTACCAAAACC